GGCGCAGCACAGAGCTCTTGATGCGCTGTATGTCCATCGTAACATCAGCGATCGATGTTCCAAAAAATGCATGGGGCTCTGGGTCCGGGCAGAAGTGACAAAAAGGAATGTCGTCGAAAGGATCATTTCTCATGGCCTCGTAATTAGGTCCCATGCAACAGATCTTTCTGAGCTCTGCAACGCCGTCACCATCGACATCTAAGCGCATATACGCTTCCACATAAAGAACGCGGCGAAGAGATGGATCGGTCGAGTAATCACGACTGTCTTGGCTGCTGAGTAAACGCTCGCGCGCCTCCTCGTTTGACAGCTCGAAATCGTCGTCGTCAGTCACATAATCGATAACCGTGTCAAACTCATAGCCCATAGCGACGAGTTCAGAAACGGTAGCGTAGCGACGGTGCGCGATGAGATCCGAGTCAGTAAAGGAGCGAGCGTGGCGACTGACTAAGATCTCTTCTGGAGGCACCGCCGCTACTCTAACCTTGCCCACAGAACGACGATGTACAACCGTCACGCTGTGCAAATTGAGTGCGGCTTGCTCTTGCGAATCGAACGTGTCGGTGCTCGCCATGCTTTTGATTTTTACAACTTCGATCGATGAGTCAGAATTAAGTGTCGCTAATGCTTCGTCGTCCAGGCCATCGAGGTCGTAGGATGTAACATCTTCGCTTTCGTCCCAATAGTATTTCAGAAACCCAGAGCCCTTTACCAGGGCGTCTTTGAAGGTTTGATACATGATGGAGATATAGGACTCGTCTTGGTCCTGATTCAATATGTAATTAACGTAATCGGTTGCCTGCTTCGCAACATCGAGGTCTTCAGGGCCAGTTGGCGCGTACTCAACGACATGGTCGCTGCCGCAGAAGATGCGCATTAAACTTGGCAGCATAGCCTGTACGGTATCACGCACGTCCATTGTCATCGCAGTCGATCGCCCTTCCTGCTCATTACCGAAAGGCTCGCCATTGTAATACTCTGCGGCGGTAGCTCGCCCAGGGCTTATCGTGTTGTCGATAAAGTCAACAGCGTCTTCGATAGCCTGGCGGACGACTGAGTCAAGCTCCTCTTCGCCCATCCCTACATCGGGCAAGCCGTCTTCTTCGTCGTAATCTAAATCGCTCATATCGGGCTCATGTCAGTAAGTGCTTTTAAAAGTTCCTGCTCTTTTCTATCGAGCAGGCCAAACCCCTTCTTAAACGCATTGATGATGTAGCTGTCATCTGCTGCGTTAGCAACAGGACCAAGCAAACCGCCGAGCGCTTGCATGCCTTGGTTGCTGAATTGCTGGCCTTGCTGGGTTTTTGGCTGATAGTCGAAAAACGACTCGGTGTTTTTGCGCGCATTCGCCATATCGTCAGCGCTAAAATTAACGCCTGGGATATAGCGATCGGCGGCGTATCTCGCGACAGCACCAGGCGCCGATAAAACAGGCGCAATCATGCCGGCGGCGGCATTAACGCCTGCGTCTGCCATGCCGATAACATTGTCTAGGTTTAAGCCGTAGTCGTTCTGATTAGCGCCGACAAGCCCGGCGCCGGTTGCTGCGGTTGCTGCTAGGGCTGCGGGGCTTGCGGCGCCTTTTTGTTTGTTGTCGGCGCCTCGCAGATACTGGTACATGCCGTCCGCCCACTGATCGTCAAAAACCTCATATAGCTTAGGGTCCATAACTAACGAGCCAGTTTTTTGCTGCTCAGTAAATGGCTTGCCGGCTTTGTTAATTCTCTGGTCTAAATCAGCAAACGTCTTTGGGAACATAACGCGAGCAGGTACGCTTTGATCGAGTCCGCCTATATATTCACCCGGAATGATTGTGTCGTAAGACTGATGCGGAGATCCGCTAATGACACTTGCGCCAGGCTGCGCATCAAACATACTGAAACCTGAACTGCCAATCGGTAAGTCAGCTATTTCCGGCTGTAGAATTTCAGAATGCACGTCTTCTTTAATCGGAAAACCAACGTCACGATGTCGAGCTTTCGACATTTCTTGAACAAACTCAGACCTCAACTTGCCAGCGCCTTTCTGTGGGTATTCACCGCGACCCATAATTTGATCCATTGCGCCGGGGTGATTAAGGCCAACCCAATCAGGCCGTGATTTGCGCAGCTCATCGTCAAACGATTTTATATCGCTTTTCTTGATTGGCAGTGCGCGAGCTTGTTGCAACATAGTCTCGGCAGGCGGCGTGCTAAAATTTACTGCCTCTCTGCCCATAGCATTAAAAATCCCGACAGGCTGCATACCGTTAGTTTGCTCAGCGGCAAGCGCAAAGTTTTTTTGCTTTTTCTTTGCGGCATCTTCCATTGATGCCCAACCAAAGCCCTGGTCGGCGTAACGTAAACCAAAGTTACTACCGCCCTCCACTCCTACTGGCATATCTAAATCTTGACCGCCAATAGTTTGTAATATCTTGCCAGTAATACTTGTGTCGCCAGCAACAGGAACACCGACCTTGCCAACAAGGTCAGAAAAATCAAGGATGTTGCGCTCACCGATATCGATTGATTGTGTTTGGTTTTCTACATCAGCTCGTATTTTTTCGCGAAAGCGGAAGGCTTTATTATCGCGCATCGCTTTGTCGTACTTGGTCATTGCCGACTTGACCGCGCTAGGGTTCTGCGCGCTTTGCGGCTTTAGCATGCCTATCCGAATTAAGTTGGCCGGTGTTGTAAGGAAACCAGCTTGCGCCTGTTCTGGCGTCATAGTGCCTGCAGCGACTGCTGCAGCTAGTGGAACGCTGATGCCGTACTTCCTGGTGATGTCGATCAGCTTGTCATCGTACACAACAAAGTTTTTTGTCTTTGGACCTTTGCCAAACCGTGTCTGTGCGTCAGCGTATTGGACGCCCTTGATGCCGGCATCCTTGAGCATTTGAGCCGCATCTTCAGCGCCATCTTCTTCAAGCCATCGAACAAGATCCATGCCGTATGCGTTATCGCCTCGACTCTCCGCAGCATTGTACGCGCCTTCTTCTGCGTACTGATACCAGTCTGTCTTTTTCAACGCGCTCATTACGCTTTCTGACTGCTCATCAAGTGGCAAATCCCAATCGATGAACTGATCCGGTGTAGCGGCTATGTTGACTTCGTACATTCTTCCAACTTTGGGTATATCTCCGCCTTCTAATCTTTCAATACCCTGTAATATCTTGGTATTGGTATCTAGCTGCTCTTTGAGCAAGTGAGGCCGCTCACTTCTATCCATCATCTCATTGATTTGCTTTACTCTGTCTTGAAAATCCAGTTTGGCTTCTTTTAGTTTTCCGTTTTTTTGCGCGGTTAAAACCCATTCTGGGACAAAAGAGCCATCTTCAAAACTAGCATTTTTACCTGACAATGCCTCCCTGTAACTCTGCGCGGTTCCTTCTCTCTCAGCAAAGTACAATCCACGACCATACGCCTGAGCGCCCTCTCCAGTGCCGATCTGAGACGTGCTGAAACTGTCGAAGTCATGTGGCGAGCCGTGGTACGCACGAATTCCAGGCGAGAGAAGGCCGGCATCGGAAACGGCATTCTTAGCAGCCGCCTTAGCTCCGCTGGAAAGAAGACCCATTTATTTCTTTTTGGATTTAGTTTTAGATTTTTTCTTTTTGTCGCCCATGCCGAGCATGATGACGATGTCAGCGGCAGCCTCTTTGTGGCCACCGGGACCGCGACGATAGGGTTTTTGATTGTCTGTCATAGCCATAGAGCACCTAGATGTGTACACGCGAGAAACATAATTTTCTCACGCTCAAAATAGATGCTGAAACTTTTCTGCTTAGACCGGGTTTAGATTGCGCCGAATAGGCTTGGCCCAGTTGCTCGACTTCGATGATCCGTGGATGACCGTTGCGGCCTCGACCGCGAAGGTTAAACAAACAGCATCCGCTCGGTCAGGGCTCGAAAGGCCTCGCTTTCGCATCTCATCCTTGCTCTCAATCTGTAGCTTGCCGCTGCTCGTAAACTTGTATTTAACGGCCACCAGCTCAGCCAGCAGATGATCATCCTTCGGTAGCGACACGTCGCGAGCTTCAAGCCAGGCCTTTAACTTAAACCAAAGCTCCGCTCGCAAATTCAGATAAGTTACGCGCAGCGCTGGGCTTTCACTGGTATTGACGCCGATCGCCGGTAGACCCAGCTCCCTCAGACGATCGCATACACCACCGCCAACGCCGATCGAGTCGACGCAGATAGTGATGGGTTCCTGGCGGGGCTGACAGCTCTCAAACTCAGCGACAACGGCGCCAGTGAGCTGCATAAGGTCCAGGCCTCGCCAGGTCTGCATGGCAAGGATCTGGCGCCCCTGGCGCTTGCAAAGAACGCTGCTCGCGCTGCCAAAGCGCGCCACGTCCAATCCCCAGATGATCGGCTCGTCGGCCGTGACCTCAACCTCGCGAGTTTGCGCAGCCTCGACGAGCTCTAACGGTATTGCTGTGTCGTCGTCTCTTGCCGGGAAGTCGCCCAATACGCGCACACGATAAGCGTTGCTCTCTTCGCCGTACCTGACCTTCATCTCATCGACATACTCGGTCGATACCAAATCGCTGTCAACGCAACTGACCTTGCGGGTCCACCACTCGCCGGCTTGACGATGGTGCGTGTCAAAGAAAAAGCCTGACGACCTGGTTGGGTTGCCCAACAGAATTGTGCAGGCGTGCGAGCCGGACATCGATCCCGCAGCAGCCTCAAATACCGCCTCTGGGATACCTGACGCCTCATCGCAGATCAGCAGCACATTCTCAGCATGAACGCCCTGCAGGGCTTCTGGCGTTTCTGCCCGGCTTGTTCTGCAGCTTATGAAAGCTTCGCTGGGCGCCGCCTTGTGACTTACTCGATCGCTTTTAAGATCCAAGATCTCTTTTAGTGCGTAGGGCAGCTCGTTGATCCAGCGCTTAAGCTCAGCAAAGAGCGCATCAAAAAGCTGCGCGCTTGTCGGCGCCGTGACGACGATCTTGACCGGGTATCTGGTAATGAGATACCAGAGCATCACCCAGCTTGCGGCCGTACTCTTACCAACGCCGTGGCCGCTCCTGATCGAGATCTTGCGCTCGCCGCTCGCAACAGCACGAAGCATCTCAGCTTGCCAAGGCTGAGTTTTAACCTTCAGGACATGCTCGACGAATGCGACGGGGTCGTCGCGATAGCGCTGCAAGAAATCCAGGTAAGGGTTAGGCGCAATTGCTTTCGGCATCGAGTGCTCGCTTGACTGCCATGTGGCTGGTGGGGACATCATACAACGCAGTAATTACCTGCGCGACATCGCGTAAGCTCAGCCCGGAAGCACGCAGCTCGCGCATCGCCGCGATAGCGAGCTCGCGCTGCGGCAAGGCCTCAACCCGCGCTTCCCTGCCCTCGCCAACGACCTTGCAACACCAGGGCGCTGAGCCGCCGATATGGCCGTTGCCCTCCTTCTTCGCATTGCGGCCGCGATTGCAGCGCTCCTTGATCGTGCGCCGCTCGTGGCCAGCAAACGCCGCCATCACCTCCAGCATCAGGCGCCCGGTCGTATTCGCATCGTCCGTCACGTCGCCATGACCATTCAAGATCAGGCGCACGCCCTGCTCTTTGAGCTCGTGGATCGCGTTAAGGCAAAACCGCGCATCGCGACTGAATCGATCGATGTGGCTGCAGACGATTACATCGCCTGGTTCCAGCCGGAGAGTCGCGACAGCAGGCCGCGTGAAAAAGTCCGTGGCGCCGCCGATGCCTGC